TTTAAATGAAATGAAACAGATTTATCTAGAATCTGTTTCAGGTAATGTTATTTCAAATAGAGATGAGTATTTGGAGTATGTTGAAGAGAAGTATAAAAAATCTAAAAAAGAAGACGAAGACGAAGACGAAGATAAAGAAGAAAATGACGATGAGGAAGAGAATGAAGATGAGGAAGGTGAAGAAAAACCAAAAAGATGGTGGGATGATGATGGCGACGGAAAGGGTTGGGAAAAAGATGAAGTAAAAGGCAGCTTCAAAAAGAAAACTAAAAAAGTTAATGAATCACTTTCAAATTGGAGAAGTGATCTATATGAAGCAATAGGAAATATTGACGATGAAATTGAAGGGTCGAAGCAAAGGCAAGTCACAGAAAAATCTAATATTCGTAATAAAATAGATATCAATCCCAATGTTAATATTGGTGAGAGTGTAGAACTATCTGAAGAATATATTAGTGAAGTTGTTGATACTGCTGCTCAGTATTTTTATGATAGAGGATTGAATGAGGAAGGTCTCGCTATGGTAATCGAAGACCTCGGCCACGAAAAATTCCTTGAGTATGTATTCTATATCTCTGAAGATTTTATGTTAACTGAGGCAAGAACTTTACTTGGTAAAAAGTCAAATCCAGCCACAGGAAAAGACAGAGGTATATCATTGAAAGCTGCTCCAGGAAAAACGACTCGAACAGCGGCAGAAAAATATGGTACCACTAGAAGATTTTCATCATCTAGACCAACTGGGACAGTAAGAAAAAAAATTGTAACATCTGATGGAGATGGCTCAGTAAAAAAAGCAGTTAATACCAAACCAAAAGGTATAGATAGAGCTGTTAGTCAGGTTAAAAACTTTGCTACTTCACCTGACACTAAAGCTAAATTGACTAATATGATTGGAGCGGCTGTAAATAAAGCAAAATCTGATATTGGTAGAACGGGAATGGCTGCAGTTCATGCTACTGATGCTGCCAAGAAAGCAAGACAAAGAGGTGCATCTGGAGCTGGTGCTGCTGGTGCAGCTGCTGGTACATTTATTCGTGGTTTGATGCGTGGTTCTACTGCTACCGGAGTTAAAGAAGAAATCGAAGCATTTCTTCTAGAAAAATCAGAAAGTCAACAGCAACAAAAATTGTTTGGTCTTGCACTTTCAGTAAAAAGAGGTGAAACCCCAAGATCCGAAGTAAGTCAGGCAGTTCTTGATATTGTCGATAAAATGTCTGAAGCGGAAATTCGTAAATTTGCGAAAACTTCACATGAAGGACTTCCCAAAAAAGTAGAAGAAAATGACTGATATGTCTATCACATTTAATGAATTCATATTGGAAGCAAATATTGCTGGGTCTAGACCTAGACCAGTGGGTAAAGATATTTTAACTGCTGCAGAAAGGGCTAGAGTTAGCACTAGAAGAGATCGTTCTCCGATACAGAGAACTGGTGGCGGAGTTTCATATGTTTCTATTTCTCCAGAAACTGAAACTCCATCACAACCACAAAAAGCTACTTCCACTAAACCTAAAGGATATATCCAAAAGTGGCTTCCAGGATTTCCAGCACCAAAAGATTTAAAAGTGAAATCGCATAAAAAACCAAAATTGAACAAACCAGATAAAAGACCTAAATCACCTAAAGTTAGAACAACTCAACTTAAATTGAAATTAAAAGAATTTATAAATTTATATCAACAAAGCATTGTTAACTCCTAAATATTTCTGGATACTATCCAAAAAATTATCACTAAGGAGGACATCATGGGTGTATTAGTAGAGGTCGTAAAACCACTTATTTTTGCTGCTCTGAATTCTTGTCATACTAAGCGTCTTGTAGTTGAATTACTTGAGCGTTATGTGAAAACTACTGATAATGACATCGACGATCTTATTTCAAATACTGTTAAAGTTGCACTATTGAAAGGTTGCTGATATAAAAAATTTACAAAAAAAGTAGAGAGATCTCAATAATATGAGATCTCTTTTTTAATAAATATTCTTAGATAAAAAAATTAGTAAAGGTACACAAGAATGGCACTCTGGGGAAATAACGACAATATTTCATCTGATGGTAAAGTGTGGTTAGATTATACTACCGGAATTGTAACTGCAACTGGGTCCAATTTTGGTACAGTTGGTGCTGCTTCAACTGGAGATGTAATTAGATTTGGAGTCGTAGGTGGAACTTATTTTGGCGATGCAGTAATTGTTGGGATTGCTAGCACAACTCAATTGTCAATCGGCTCTACAGCTGGTTTGAGTGGTGTAGCTATTGCAGATACTGATTTCTCTGTTTCACAATTACCAAAATATGTAATTGGAGATAGTCAGTATAGTCAAACTCATGATAACTATGAGCCATATGTTGCTGGCGTTTCTACAGCAGGCATAGCCGCAGCTCAGGGCACAATATATTCCCCTGCACATGGTGGTTGGGTTGGAATTAAAACTTATGTTGATGGCTCTGGGAACTATAGAGTTAAAACTGAAGTTTTAGTCGCAATGTCTGGAATTCAGACTGGAAATACTCCATTATATGATGAAAATCCACTAGTCTGATAATAAATGTTATTTACTGAACTGAATGAGGACAATTTCCTCTTGTTTGCAATTAAACATTATGAAAATCCTCAGGCGGTGACAAAAGAAGATTTTGATAGAGATTTGAATCATTTTAAATATATTAAAAGATTGCTTAGAAGATATAAAAATACAGGTGTGTTAAAAACTCACCTGTTAATTAATCATTTTATAATTCTGTATAATATCTTTGGTGATGCGACAACTCCAATGTTATTTTTTAAAATAGATAAAGATCTTTGGTCTTCTATGAAGACTTTTATTATGTTTTTAAATAAATTGCCGGAATATCCAAAAGGACATGTACATAATATTCCAATAGATGAGACATGTATGTTAGAGTTGGAGAAAATTTCAGATGAATAAATTAGATAAAATTATTAGTTTAATTAGAGAAAATATGGTTGCAAATTCTCCAGGGCAAGGTGGGGCATTTGGTACTGACTCTCCTGCGACTGGACCAACAGCGGGAACTGATGTTGGTCTAGATTTGAGTATGTTTCGTAGAACTATAGGTGGTTTAGTGGACAAGAGAACAAAACAATATAATAAAAAATATGAAAAGTGGTTGAGATCCATGGGGTTACTATAAAATATAAATATTAATATAAGAATTATGTTTGTTGTGCGATGAATTCAATCACATCAAACTAGATATGTCAGACGAATCAATTAAAGTTGCTGTACTGGAACAAAAGCTTTTGGACTTTTCTAATGTAGTTCAGAAGTTAGATAGTGCAATAGAAAAATTAAGTGAAGTCAATTCCAATGTAATTAAAATGTTGGCAGTACATGAAGAGAAGATAGAGCAATGTAATAAATCTGATGATCTTATTATAAAGATGTTAGATGAGCTCAAACAAGAAAATTCAAAGGATGTAAGCATCATTACAAAAAGAATTGAAGAAATAGAAGATCAAGTTAAGGAAGTTAGTAAAATTAAGTGGATGACTGTTGGATGTGGTATTGTATTGACTGTTCTTACTGCAGCAGTATCTACGATGGCATCAGGTTGGTGGACGCCAAGCGAGATGCAACAACACCATAGGCTACAAAACCAAACCAGAGTTTAAGTTGACATCTAACTCAAAGCGTGCTATTATTATTTGCCTAGCCAAGATAGATCATGGATTTAATTGACGACAAATATATTAATCTCTTATCTTCTAGATTGCAAAAATTCTCAAAAAAAGGACCAAATCTTTATAATTGTAGATGTATAATTTGCGGCGACTCTAAGAGGAACAAATCAAAGGCAAGGGGATATTTTTATTCAGTAAAGAATAATACAAATTATAAATGTCACAATTGTGGTGTAAATATATCTTTAAATAATTTTTTAAAACAAATTGATCCAAATTTACATCAAGAGTACTGTCTAGATAAATATTCGTCTGGCTTTACAGGTAAAAATTTTACGGCAGAAACTCCAAAATTTGAATTTAAAAAACCCACATTTAAAACTAAAATAAATTTACCAAAAGCGTCTGAAAATGAAGAAAGTAAAAAATATTTAGAAAATAGAAAGTTAGATCCAACTAAGTTTTATTATGCCCAAAAATTTAAACAATGGACAAACGGTATAGTAAAAGTTTTTAATGAAAGCTCATTAAAATATGATGAACCAAGGATTATAATTCCTCTTTATTATAATAAAGATTTAATTGGATTTCAAGGTAGAGCACTTGGATCAAACAATATTAAATATATTACTGTAATGATCGATGATGATGCACCAAAAATTTATGGCCTCGATGAAATTGAGAAGAATAAACCTATCTACATCACGGAAGGTCCATTCGACTCGACCTTTATCCATAATGCGATTGCATTATGCGGTGCAGATGGTGATGTTAGTAAGTGGGGCATTGACGATGCTGTTTGGATATATGATAACGAACCTCGTAATTCAGAAATCTTATCAAGAATTTCCCGTGTTATCGAAATGGGAGAAAAAGTTGTCATCTGGCCATCTTCGATAAGTGAAAAAGACATTAATGATATGGTTATGTCTGGACTTGATGTCCAATCTGTGGTAGAATCAAGTACTTACTCTGGATTAGAAGCAAAATTAAAATTTAACGAATGGAAAAAGGTATGACCAACGGAATTAAGGTTCAAAAAAGAAATGGAAAAATTGAGAAGTTAGACCTAGATAAGATGCATTTGATGGTAGAAGAGGCTTGTAGGGGTCTCTCTGGCGTCTCTGCGTCCCAGGTTGAGATGCAATCTGGTATTCAGTTTTATGATGGAATTACTACAGATGAGATTCAAGAAATACTTATTCGATCTGCGTCTGATCTGATTTCTTTGGATTGTCCAAATTATCAATATGTTGCTGCTAGGTTACTTCTCTTTTCCGTTCGCAAGAAGATTTATGGTGGCGCAAATGAAATTCCACATTTAGAAGATCATATTAATAATTGTGTGGCTCAGCGATTGTATGATCATGATGTATATTCTTGTTACTCAAAAGAAGAAATTGATAAGATCAATTCAATGATTGATCATGATCGTGATTTCATTTTTACTTACGCTGGATTGAGGCAAGTAGTAGATAAGTATTTGGTACAAGATCGTAGTACTGGGGAATTATACGAGACTCCTCAATTTATGTACATGATGATTGCACTGACGATGTTTTCTAAATATCCAAAAGAAACACGCCTATCATATGTAAAAAAATATTATGACGCAATCAGCAAGCACAAAATCAACATCCCAACACCAATCATGGCAGGAGTGCGGACGCCACTTCGACAATTTGCTAGTTGTGTTCTTGTTGATGTTGATGACACCCTCGATTCTATCTTTAGCAGTGATATGGCTATTGGCAGATATGTCGCACAAAGGGCGGGAATCGGCATCAATGCAGGTAGAATCCGTGGCATCAACAGTAAAATCAGAGGTGGAGAAGTTCAACACACTGGTGTTGTACCGTTTCTCAAAAAGTTTGAAGCGACTGTCAGATGTTGCACGCAAAATGGCATACGAGGTGGATCCGCGACAGTCCACTTCCCCATCTGGCACCAAGAGATAGAAGATATTATTGTTTTAAAAAATAATAAAGGAACAGAAGATAATCGTGTTCGTAAGCTCGATTACTCTATTCAGTTCAGTAAACTTTTTTATGAGAGGTTCATTAAAAATGAAGAAATCACGCTTTTCTCTCCAAACGATGTGCCTGGACTTTATGATAACTTCGGATTACCTACATTTGATGATCTCTATGTATCTTATGAGAATAATCCATCTATTCCAAAGAAAAGGATCAAAGCTCAAGAACTCATTCTTAATGTTCTTAAAGAAAGGGCAGAAACAGGCAGAATCTACATTATGAATATCGATCATTGTAATTCACATAGTTCTTATAAAGATCAAATTACAATGAGCAACTTGTGTCAAGAAATCACAGAGCCCACTACTCCAATTCAACATATTGATGATGACAATTACTCTGAGATCGCAACTTGCATTCTTTCTGCAATTAATGTTGGGAAGGTAAAGTCTGATGAAGAACTTGAAGAACTTTGTGATCTTACTGTTCGTGCTTTAGATGAGCTAATTGAATATCAAGAGTATCCAGTAAAAGCTGCAGAAAACTTCACGAAGCGTCGCAGATCTTTGGGAATTGGGTATATTGGACTTGCTCATTATCTTGCTAAACTTGGATTTAATTATGATTCGCAAGAAGCATGGGATGCCGTTCATGGTTTATCCGAGAGCTTCCAATATTATCTTTTGAAATCTTCTAATGAACTAGCAAAGGAAAAAGGATACTGTGAATATTTTGGTCGCACGAAATATTCAGATGGAATTCTTCCCATTGACACTTATAAAACAGATGTAGATCAAATTTCATCAATTCCTTACCAGCATGATTGGGAAACTCTTAGGGCATCTATCTTGGAGCACGGTCTCAGGCACTCAACACTGTCCGCACAGATGCCATCGGAGAGCAGTTCCGTTGTGTCAAATGCAACCAATGGAATTGAGCCCCCTCGTGGATTCTTGTCCATTAAGAAGAGTAAAAAAGGACCACTCAAACAGATTGTCCCACAATACCATGGTCTTAAGAACAATTACACTCTTCTATGGGAAATGGAGTCTAATCGTGGTTATATTAATGTTGTTGCTATGATGCAAAAATTCTTCGATCAGGCAATTTCTGGTAATTGGTCATATAACCCAGAAAATTATCCTGATAATGAAGTTCCAGTCTCGGTGATGGCAAATGATTTTCTTACAACTTATAAGTATGGACATAAGACAGCATATTATCAAAATACTTATGACATTAAAACTGATGAAGTTGTAGAAGATCCAAAGCAAGAATTACAATCATTGCTTGATGAAATAGTATCTTCGGATGAAGAATCTTGTGAAAGTTGTACAGTTTAATTTGTTTAAATATCTTATGTGAAAGGAGACTAGTATGCAATTTAAAATTTCTTCAGTAGAGGAATCAAAAACAAACATTAAAGGAATGACAGTATTTAATACCGAAAAAGTAAATACTAAAAAACAACCAATGTTTTTTGGTAAACCACTTGGAGTACAAAGATACGATTCATACAAGTATCCAATTTTTGATAAACTAACAACACAACAATTAGGTTATTTTTGGAGACCTGAAGAGGTCTCTCTCCAAAAGGACCGTGGAGATTATCAAACTCTTCGCCCTGAACAGAAGCATATCTACACTTCCAATTTAAAGTATCAGATTATGCTTGATTCTGTTCAGGGTCGTGGTCCTGGGATGGCATTTATTCCATACTGCTCATTACCTGAATTGGAAGCATGTATGGAGGTATGGGGGTTTATGGAAATGATCCATTCACGCTCATATACTTACATCATTAAAAATGTTTATTCGGATCCATCTGAGGTATTTGATACTATTATTACTGACAGCCGTATTCTAGACCGTGCTAAGAGTGTTACAGAGTCTTATGATGATTTTATACAATCTGCTCAATTCTATGGTACATCAAATTCTTGGATCCACAATTTAGAAGGAGTCACATACGCAAAGGAAACACTTACAGATGTTAAAAGAAAACTCTACAGAGCAATTGCAAATGTTAATATTCTTGAGGGTATTCGCTTCTACATTAGTTTTGCTTGTTCATTCGCTTTTGGTGAGCTCAAGCTCATGGAAGGATCAGCAAAAATCATCTCTCTTATTGCAAGAGATGAAAACCAACATTTAGCTATTACTCAGAATATCCTGAACAAATGGCGCGACGGTGATGATCCAGAAATGAAGCAGATTATGAAAGAGGAGGAAGAGTGGACCTATGCTATGTTTGATCGCGCTGTAAATGAGGAAAAGCGTTGGGCAGACTATCTGTTTAAAGATGGAAGTATGATTGGTCTAAATGATAAACTTCTTCAACAATATATTGAATGGGTCGCAAACCGTAGAATTAAATCTATTGGGCTGAAACCACCTTATGACATTTCTGCAAAGAACAATCCACTTCCTTGGACAGAGCATTGGATTTCTTCTAAAGGACTTCAAGTTGCTCCACAAGAAACGGAAGTCGAAAGTTATGTTGTAGGTGGAATTAAACAGGACATGCAGTCTGACACTTTCTCTAGTTTTACTCTATGATTTTATGGGGAGCATAAGCTCCCTTTTTTAATAAATATATAAAGACAAACAAGAATTTTTTTGTATAACGATGTCAAAATACTACTTAACAGAAGCTTACGGTGAGCTATATAACCCAAGAAAAGCTGATGAGACATTCTATGAGAATCTAAGATTCGTAGATTATCTCATGCAAGAAGAGATTGAGGAAGTCATGGAATCTCTTCTCTGGGAATTTATGGATTATGGTAATAATCTTGATGAATCTTATCGTTTAATCGAAAATGCTTTTTCTGATGTAATTCTAGAAGAAGTGTTAAGTGAAGCCAGAATGAGTCCACAAAGAATGGCTCAAAGAGCTGCAGAAAGACAGCAAACACTAAAGCAAGTTGCTGGACAGAAAGCAACTCAAAGAAGAGAAGCTAGAAAGGCTGCCGTTGTTGGTGGTCTCAAAAAAGCTAAGGAAACCGTAGGTAAAGCAGCTTCTGGGGTTGGATCTGCTGCTATGGGAGCAGTTAGAGCTGGTAAGCAAGCTGCATCTGGTGCATATGAGCGTGCTAAGGGACTTCCTGGTAAAGCTATGGCTGCTCTTAAAGGACTTGCTCGTAAAGGTGCAGCTGCAGCTATTAAATCAGGTAGATCAGCTGAAAGAGCAGGAAAAGAAGCAGAAAGAACTACAGTAACTACAACATCTACCTCTGGTGGTGGTCGCGGTGTAGCACCATCTACTGAAACTACAGTACAAAAATCAGGTGGAGAAAAGCGTAGAGCAGTTGGTGGATTGCTACAAAGAGCTGGTAAGGCACTTGCTGGAGCACTTAAGTCTAAGCCATCTCGTATGACCAGAGGAGAATACGAAGAAAGAAAAGCTGGTAGAGCTGCTGCTGCCAGATCTGCAGTTGCAGATACTACATCATCTGCACCAAAACCAGAAGCTAAAAAGACTGAGCTTGGACTTAAAAAATTACAATCATCTGGTCAAAAGCCAGTATATAATCCAGCTGCTGCAAATCGCAGTGAAAGAAAAAGGACAGGTGGAGCACTTCCTCCTTCCACTCCTTTGACCCCTTGGAATAAGGGACCAGATAAGAGTGGAAAAGCCTCCACTGCTCCTACTACAGTTAAAGCAGAAAGAGCAAAACAAATTCGTTTAGCACGCACACAAAGAGAAGAATACGAACTCCTAGCACAATATATCCTAGAAGACTTCATCAATGAAGGTTATGCAAATAATTATGAGGATGCACTTGAAATTCTAGAAAATCTTTCAGAAAATTCTATTATAGAACTTACTGAAATGTATCTAGAAGGCTGATCGCCAAAAGAAAAGGGAGCCGAAGCTCCCTTTTTTAGTCTTCTGATTTAATTACTATTCCGTAGATGTTATCTTTTTCAGAACTAAAGAATTTACCTTCTACATTAGTATTGTAATAATCTTCTCTTAAAATTACATCTCGTTTAAATTGTTCCATGGTTTCATAGAAACTCATGGATTTTTTGTGTGGACAAAGATATAATATTTCACGAAGGAATTTATCTTTACCTAATAACTTCACATCTTCTATCAATTCATCACAAGAACCAAAGTAATCTCTCCAATTACTTTCTTTTTTCTTTCTTCTTCCTGTTTTTCTATCTTTTCTTCTTTCCCAAAAAGTTTTCTTTCCGATATATTTTTTTTGGTTTTCTAGATTGGTGATAAGATATACAAATCCTTCCATGCCATCTGGCACTTCATCAATAACTTTTCCTTTTATGTTCCACACTTGACATTCTCACTATTATGTTTTATTATGATTTGGAATCAAAAAGTATTTATGATCGACGATCAAGACCCAATGGAAAATCTAGTTCTCGATATTAGGGACTGGAGCATCGAAAGATTTTCCAAATTAACTAAGAAGAATCAATTTGAAAATGCAATCGCACTAGAAGAAGAATTTTCTGAGTGGCTATCTTCGGATTTGGATGGCGACATCGAGATCATGACGGTGAATTGACAAATTCTAAATAATCACTTATAATGTAAAATCCCTATTATGAGTAGGGTATTTATTATGAGATTTTGAGTGCGATTAGAGCCGTGGGTACTGCCCTCTGAGAAGAGGGAACTTCTCCTTTACCTATACGGATGTAGAGTTCAATTAAAATTAATGCAATCTATCTTTACAGTAGCCATGTCTCTTGTGGCATCGGTTACAACCACTACGGCATCACTGCCATTCATCAACTATAAGATGCAAGGGACACCGCCTCCTATTATAGGACAAGTGCCCTTTTCTATTATTAAGGAATTTGATCTTGTAGATGAAAAGAAGACAGCAATCCGAGAGGTTGCACCAAAGCCAAAAGAAATACGGCTAATTTGTAAAGGGTGTAATGAAAATGAGAATGCTACCCTGGCATTTTTCCAGGATCGTGGTATTAAAGACAGAAACGCCCTTGCTACCATCATGGGCAATATTCGTCAGGAATCAACTTTTATTCCTAACATTTGTGAAGGTGGTAGTAGAACTGGATACCATAATTGCGGTCGTGGTTATGGGATTATCCAATGGACATCTGCCAATCGTTATTATGGATTGGGTGATTTTGCTAGGAAGTATGGTGGCAATCCATCAACACTTACTACTCAACTTCGATATTTGACTAATGAAGTTCAGTGGCAGAAAATTGAGGATTTGATGAAAACCCCAGGTAAATCCATTAATAGTTATATGAACTATGCGTATAGTTGGATTGGTTGGGGACATCATGGTGCTCGTACTTCTTATGCACACGATTATGCTAATAGAATGATCACGGTGGAAGTTTGATATATAGAGGGAGTAATTCTACTCCCTTTTCTCATGTCAATAGATAATCTTCCAGATTCAGAAAGAGATGTGATAGACATAATTGCTAAAGCAGGGTATTTGAAGGCATCTAATGATAAATTGGAAGTGTCATTAGAATCATCAAATACAATTAATATTCAACCTAAAGGAAATATATTTGGTGCAAAGTTAAAAGTAGAAGAGAATGGTGATGTAACACCTACATTGACATTTGATACAAAAAAACTTCGTAATAAAGAAGAGAGAATCGATGTGGAAGGAACAGTAGATGCTGCTCTAAAAGATTTTTGGGGAAATCAAAATGTTTAAAATCTTTGAAGTCAAAGAAGGAAAATTAAAAGTTTTACCGTCAATACGAATAAAAAATATTAAAGGATTTTTTATTGGTTCTATAGTTATTGTAATAATTGCTTCTCTATCTGGTTGGATGAATATTAATGAAAAAGATCTGTGGAAGATATATCATCTTTTGATTGAAAGATTAAATTTAACTCAGGAAATACCAGAAATAATTGACAATCAAAAGAGAATAGATGCAAAAGTAGAACTTGAAGTCGATTCAGCATTGACAAAAGTTACTCCAGAGTATGATAGAATCATAGAAGAGGCAGATAAAAAATATAAACCAATATACAGCGAATTTGACATAGATGAATCCGTATGTTATACTGACGAATGTAAATCACTTGGTGGAGAAATCAGGTTATGTGCACCATGGGTTGACAACTGCACGAAACAGTGATATATTTGATACATCCTCGTTTGGCGTAATCGGTAGCCGCAGCGGTCTCAAAAACCGCTTCCGAAAGGAGTCCCAGTTCGAGTCTGGGAACGAGGACTTGACAATTTTGACTTTATGTCTTATGATTGTCTTATGGGTAGGTGTCCGAGTGGTTGAAGGAGGGGGACTGTAAATCCCTTGGTTCTGTCCATCGTTGGTTCAAATCCAACTCTGCCCATTGCCGTGGTTCAGAACCTATGATAAAATCCAGTGGGGCGTTTATCAAATGGTTTTGATTTAGATTCACGACCACACGGCAACCCACTTGACAATCAAATCCTTAACTGGTATGATTGTCCCATGAGCAGCGGAGGTCCACACTTCGTATAAGTCTCACCCCTCCCATGCCTCTCGTAGAAGCACAAACAGGGAGGGCTCTTGACTCAGTAGCTCAGTTGGATAGAGCAACTGCCTTCTAAGCAGTCGGTCGTAGGTTCGAGTCCTACCTGAGTCGCTTGGAGTTAATCTCCATATATAAAAGTGATAGAGGGTAAGTCCCTGTTATATCCTTATGAGGTATATCACACTTACTCCATCTCATTTGAATATTGTATTTTCTTAAATCATGGCAAAAAACAAAACAATCAACACTTCTTATGATCTTGGTTATTCTGCCAGGAATGAAAATCATGATACAATTCGTGATATTCGAATTAATTTTGAAAATCCTGATGATGAATTTCTTATGGATAATTTGAACACTTGGCTTCGAGCAATTGGTGTTGGTCTAGAAGTTGTAGAGAAGAAAGTTGTTTGATTTGTATAGTCCCAGCGACACCGTTGGTAACGGCTATGCAGTGGTGGTGCCACGCGGTCCAGAAGGAGATTAATCTCTGAGGTAGGTGTATCAAAACTTAAGGTTCGAATCCTTATGCTGGGACTATTAAATGATTTTATTAATACTTGACAATTAAACTTAAATAGTTTATAATTGTCTCATATGCGGAGTTAGTTCAGCGGTAGAACGCTATCCTTCCAAGTTAGATGTCGTCGGTTCGATTCCGATACTCCGCTCTGAACCTTTTGGTTCTTATTCCACAATAGCTCAGCGGTAGAGTCGGTGACTGTTAATCACTTGGTCCCTGGTTCGAATCCAGGTTGTGGAGTTGGTATTAATTACCAACTTCTACTACGGGTATCTTCCGTAGCGTCGTAAGGGAAGGGCACCGTTCTTCCCACCCTCTGGTAGTCTATTGGTAAGGACAGGCGGACAACGCACTTGGAAACTAGGTTCGATTCCTAGACAGAGACATAAGTATTTCATAACTCACCTTGCAAAAGGTGAGTTTTTCTTGTATAAATAATAAGATCTAAAAATACATCATGAGAAAAAATGTTAAAGATAAGATGCAAAGAGTGTAATACTGAAGTTTCTGCACATCCTGGACAATCCAAATCATGTGGATGTCCAAATATGGCTACAATCAAGGGAGATAAAATATCTGCACTAGATTTGTCTAAGATAGTTATGTTGAATTCTTATATTCAAAAGGAATCTAACAGAGTTTTGACAAATGAGGATATTATGTGGCAAGAGGCAAGACGCCAAAGAAAAGTTCGTAAACTGGATTTCGAGATCAAATGATCTATGGTTGGAAGATAGCACTGATGGTCGGTAAATCGTCTTGAAAACGATGCCAGGGTAAAAACCTGATAGTTCGATTCTATTATCTTCCGTTTATAAATACATAAAAAACTCATGAGATTTAAAGAGTTTCTATCTGAATCAACGAAGATTCAGGTTAAAGATTTTATGCATTTTGTTAAAGATGAACTTGGTCTAGCATCTTTGCCGAAAGTTATTGTAATAGATGACCCACAGTTTTCTATAGACAATAAAACATTCGGATGCTTTAATTTAGGTAGTGATGAGATAAAAGTTCAAACTGCACAAAGACATCCTTTGGATGTATATAGAACTTTAGCTCATGAACTTGTTCATTATCATCAAAAGCAAAGTGGAAAAGAGATGAGCGGTGAAGATGGATCAGAGTGTGAAAATGAGGCAAATTCTAGAGCAGGCGAAATATTAAGGAAGTATACTAAAACTATCAATAATCATGGATATTAGGATTTCCTGACAATATATTGACAATAAAGATGTTGATATTATAATTAGTTTTGTTATGTTGGGTGTCCAATGGACGATAGAACATATAGTAATTGGATTAAAATTAAAGAAACTTTTGAGGCATCTGGTAATACAGATAATATGTTTTATAAGAGAGCATGTGAAATAGCAAAAACAAAAAAAGATCCTTTAGCAAAGTTTCTTGGAGATGTTCAGAGAGATGCAAATTACTGAAAAAGATTTATTAGAATTGCAGCAGAGAATATTGCAGAAAAAGATGGAAGAATTATTTGAAGAACCATCTAGTTATGAAGATGAAGAAGATGACTAGTAGCACAATTTTTACAGCATTGACTATTTTCACCTCAATAGGATTATTTTTATATTGGGGTCTCACTCATGCATATCCACAATGATTTTCCATATCGTAGAGTCCCTGGCAGCAAGCCCACTTTTTCTTTTTCTTTGTGGGATGGGATTGACAGTAGTTCCATTTGCTGGTATCATGTATATACACCGAACTAAATAACGATAATACCGGATATCGCCTAACTTGGTCATGGCACCTGCTTTGGGAGCAGGAATAATTTCAGTTCAAATCTGAATATCCGGATCATAAAAAACTACTTTATGAAGATGGATCAACAACTTAAAGAACTCCAATCATTTACAGTCGAAGAGTTTCAAGAAAACTTTGACTATTTGATAGATAGAGTGGAAAATGGCGAGTCCTTTGTGATTACAAGTGAATATGGCAATGCAATGGTAGTCCCATATGATGAAGTTATTTCAGTTGTAAGTGAGTCAAAATTGGATACAGAAGAATTTATTAGAATTCACACTGACCATGAAGAGGGGTGTTGACAGGCTAAACTGAATCTGCTATAATTGATAGGTCTTCAAGGGAGCGTAGCTCAACTGGTCAGAGCACAGACCTTATAAGTCTGGGGTTCTGGGTTCAAGCCCCAGCGTTCCCATAGGCAGTAAAAACTGTCTTCTATTCACAATCAATTGTAGTTACTAGATCAATTAACTCAAATGTCAATTACAGAAAAGTTTAAAAAAGACATGCAAGCCATTCGTGGCGCGGCAAAAGGTGACTTTTATCTAGATGTAAAAAATCCTAAACTTTACAAAAAACTTTTTAAATTTTATGAAAATCAAGGTATTGTTTTTTCTGGCGAGCCCCTAGACGATTATGAAATTCTAATGGAATATGTTGCACAGGATCTAGAAACTGTAGAGGCAGCTTGAGTCACGGAGAGACTTTAAAAGTACTGGTCGGAGCATAGTCACGGAGAGACTTTAAAAGTACTGGTGGAGTCAATTATGACCCTATTGTCACACACAAACACACATATGGAGATTAATTATGTCCAAAACACCTTACGAACTTCGGTTTGAAATCTTTAAGCAAGCATATCATATGCTGAATGATGAGTTTTGTAACAAATTTGACATTGCTAGGGAATGGAATGAAAAAGTTGGTAAACTGGAACTAGAACTTCCAGAGTATCCAACTCTAAACCAAGTTCTTCAGCAAGCACAAGTCATTAATGACTTTGTTTCTGAAACGAAATAGGTTTCTTGCCATTCCTTAAAAAGGCAAGTGGTGCGGATGGAGATTACTCCCGCCTGGTTTCCAATTCCCAGTCAAAGAATTGGTGGCGTGCATGGCAGACCTAAATTTATAAGAGGAGTTATTTACTCCTCTTTTTTTATATGATTTTATATGGAAAGAACTAATCGCCCTTGGGGCTGGTATGAAAACATACAAGAAGATACTGGATATAAAGTTAAAAGACTTTATGTTCAGCCAGATAAAAAAATATCTTTACAATATCACATCCAACGAAATGAACACTGGATTGTAGTGTCTGGTGATGGTAAGTTTGAATTAAATGAAATAGTTAAAGATGTATCAATAGGTGATTATATTTTTGTTCCAATGACATCTAAACATCGTATAATTGGGGGAAGTTGTGGTATAATGATAATTGAAATCCAGATAGGAACAATTTGTGACGAAGAAGATATTGTTAGACTTGAAGATGACTATGGGAGAATTTAAGTTATGAAAACAGCATTATTAACAGGAATTACAGGACAAGATGGGTCGTATCTCGCAGAATTATTACTTGAAAAGGGTTATAAAGTTCATGGCATTGTCCGAAGAGCATCCCTTATTAATACTCATCGTATTGACCATATCTATGATTCTATTGCTCTCCATTACGGTGACCTTACTGATTCTACCAATCTTGTAAGAGTCATTCAGCAAGTTCAACCTGATGAGATTTATAATCTAGGGGCACAGAGTCATGTAAAGGTATCTTTTGAGATGCCTGAATATACAGGACAAACTGATGCTTTGGGGACACTTCGCATTCTTGAAGCAGTTCGTCTTCTTGGAATGGAAAGTAAAACTAGAATTTACCAAGCATCTACATCAGAGATGTTTGGTGAGGTTCAAGAGATTCCTCAGAGAGAAACTACACCTTTTTACCCTCGTTCACCTTATGGAGTTGCAAAAGTATATGGATACTGGATCGTCAAAAACTACAGAGAGTCTTATGGATTACATGCAAGTTCTGGAATTCTTTTCAATCACGAGTCCCCTAGAAGAGGAGAAACTTTTGTCACAAGAAAAATCACTAGAGGATTATCATCTATTTCAACTGGGAAACAAGATGTACTATATCTCGGCAATCTGAATGCAAAGCGTGATTGGGGACATGCAAAGGATTTTGTGGAAGCAATGTGGTTAATGCTCCAACAAGATAAACCAGATGATTATGTAATTTCGACAGGAGAGCAATACTCAGTTCGTGATTTTGTTGAATCCGCAGCACCTTATTTTGGGATGCAAATTACTTGGAGAGGTGAAGGTATGGATGAAGTTGGATATGATGTTTTTACTGGAAAAGAGATTATAAAAGTTAATCCTAAATATTTTCGACCTGCCGAAGTTGAAACTTTATTAGGTGATGCCACAAAGGCAAAGGAAAAATTAGGTTGGGAGCCTAAAATTTCTTTCGAACAATTAGTTGAGGATATGTGTAACAATGAATTTTAATGATAAAATATTAGTTGCTGGATCCAATGGAATGGTTGGATCTGCAATTGTTCGTAATCTTAAACAAAAAGGTTATACGAATGTAATTCAAGCGACTCGTCAATGGGTTAATTTTACCAATCAAAATGATACTAATATATTTTTTGAATCAATAAAACCAGAATATGTATTTCTATCAGCTGCAAAAGTTGGTGGAATTATGGCAAATAAGACTAATCCAGCAGAATTCATCTATGACAATTTGATGATTCAGAGTAATATTATCCATGCTTCTTTGTATAATAAAGTCAAAAAAGTTTTATTTCTTGGATCTTCTTGTATATATCCAAAATTTGCTACACAGCCAATAACTGAAGATCAATTAATGTCTGGTCCACTTGAACCAACAAATGATGCCTATGCTATAGCAAAAATAGCAGGAATAAAGTTATGCCAAGCATATTCACAACAATATGGTATGAATATTGTTTCATTGATGCCAACGAATTTGTATGGACCAAATGATAACTTTTCGATACATGAAGGTCATGTACTTGCTGCACTATTGAAAAAAATACACGATGCCAAGATTTCAAATAAACCTACGGTAGAATGTTGGGGTGATGGCTCTTCCATGAGAGAATTTTTACATGTAGATGATTTAGCTGAAGCATGTTATTTTTGTATGTTAAATTATGATTCTTCCGACATATTAAATGTTGGGACTGGAATTGATATGACGATTAAAGATTTGGTGAATGTGATTGCGAATATTATTGGATACGAAGGAGAATTTGTGTGGGATACAACTAAACCAAATGGTACTCCAAGAAAAGTTTTAAATGTAGATAAAATTAAAAATATAGGGTGGGAACCAAAAATTGAATTAAATTTTGGAATACAAGAAACATATAATTGGTATAAAGAAAATGAAATTTAAATGGCCTTTGATGAAAAATAATATCACTTTCGGTGATAGATTTAAACTTGCCAAATTCGTATTAACATCTGATAGATTCACGAATGGCAAAAAAGTTAGACAATTTGAAAGTGAATGGAATAATTGGTTGGGATCTAAGTATTCTCTATATGTTTCTTCGGGAAGTACTGCTAATTATCTTCTTTTGTCGTCTGTTAAAGAATTATATGGATTAAAGGATGGCGATAAAGTACTTGTTCCATCTTGTACATGGGTTACAAATGTTGGGCCAGTAATTCAACTTGGATTTACTCCAATTTTTTGCGACATAAATTTAGAAAATTTTAGTTTTTGTGAAAAAAATCTAGAATATATTTCTTCTATTCATCCCGATATTAAATTGATTTTTGTTACGCATTTAATAGGATATTCCGCAGATAATGAAAGATATAAAAAGCTTTTTCCTAATGCTCTAATATTAGATGATATTTGCGAATCTCATGGATGTAAAGATGATCTAGGAAACAAAAGAGGGTCTAATAGTTTAGGTGCAACTTTTAGTTTTTATTTCGGTCATCATATTTCTACGGTAGAAGGTGGGATGGTATCTACAAATAACTATGAATTATATGATTTGATGAGATTAAAAAGAAGTCATGGTCTAGCTAGAGAGTCTGAAAAATTTGATTTTTATATAAACAAATATCCAGACATTTCAAAGCAATTTATTTTTGTTACTGATGGTTACAATTTTAGGAATCATGAAATCTGTGCAGTCTTAGGTATGTCTCAATTAAAAAGATTGGACATGTACATTGAAAAGAGAAATAATAATTTTAAGAAATTTATTAATTTAGTTTCACAATACGAACATTTATTTTATGTACCAGAAATAAATGATAAATGTAGTAATTTTTGCTTTCCTTTAATTTGTAAAGATAAAAATCTTACAATAAGATTGAAAAAAATATTTGATGAGAATGGGATAGAACATAGACCGATAATTAGTGGAAATCTTCTAAAGCAACCATTTTTGAGTAACTATACAATAACTAGCAATAAACAAAAATTAAATATTGATACTATTCATGATAATGGAATATACTTAGGGAATAATCAGTTCGTTGGTAACATGGAAATTAATTTATTATCTAAAATAATAAAGTCACTATGAATAATGTACTAATAATATTATGTTCTTATAATAGTAAAAATCACACTAAAAAAGTTTATGACGAATTAAAAGATATTCAAAGTATAGACTTAATGGTTTTAGATAATTCTTCTTCTGCTGATCTGATATCCGATTTTGATCCATACATTCACATTGGATTTGAGAATGTTGAATATGGTGGTATGCATGATTATATTCTTAGTATGGATAAGATCTATTCATATGATTATGTTGGGATATTTAATAATGATATATTTGGGTTTACCGAAAGACATTTCGAAGTGTTACAAAATTACTTGGATTCGGATGTAGGTTATATTTCATTTAGTATATCACCAGAATATGATAAGTCTGCTAATATAATGTATCCTAAATCTTCCACATGTAGAGAAGTAAATTTCGTTGAAAATGTTGCACCAATTTATAATATAAAATTGTTGAATGAACTTTCAAAATATAGACCAATCCATAAGTATGCATTGATAGATAAATTTATGTCAGCTAGATCAAATGAACTAGGAATGAAAAATATTATAATTGATGAAGTATTTTTTCATCACCTTAGAAGTGGAGTTAGAAAAGAAGTAAATTCATTTAATCAATACATAAAAAATCATACATTTGAAACGAATAAGTGGATTGAAGCTCACCCAGAGCTAATAAAATATTTTTAAAAAAATTATGATAAGTATAAATTTAGTAGGATCTTCTTTTTCGCATTTGACAAATGGGAATAAAGGATACTCAGTCCATGGAAAAGAATCTAAACATATTTCATGGAAATTCGATAAATCTTTAGGTATAACTTTTTATATTGATAGGAGTTTGGAATCAGCACTATATGATGATATAAAAGGAATAAAATATGGTTGGTTATTAGAATGTAAATATATTACACCAGATATTGTAGAAAAGGTTAAGAACAATTATCAAGAGTATTTTAATACTTTTAAGTATATCTTTACAAATGATAAAGAATTATTAGATCTAGATGATAGATTCAAGTGGTGTCCTACTGGTGGATTTTGGATAAAAAATCCAATGATTTATCCAAAATCAAAAATGATTTCTTTTATTACATCTAAAAAATCTTTTACTCCAGGTCATAAAGTTAGATTAAATTGGGTAGAAAAAATTGGAAATCAAGTTGATCTTTATGGTAGGGGGTTTAAAGAAATTGAAAATAAAGAGGAAGGACTCTGTGATTATATGTTTTCCGTAGCAATAGAAAATGGATTTTATGAATCATTTTTTACGGAAAAAATCTTAGATTGTTTTGCTACTGGAACAATACCAATCTATTTGGGAACTAAAGACATTGGTAATCATTTTAATGTTGATGGAATAATAAATCTTGAAGACGAATTTCAAGTTTCTGAAGAAATTTACTTCAATAAAATTGAAGCGATAAAAGATAATTTGGAAAGAGTCAAAAAGTTTGAAGTTTTAGAAGATTTTATTTACGAAAATTATGATATCATTTAATCATCTTGGGAATCATGGACATTTGGGGAATCAAATGTTTCAATACGCTGCAGTAAAAGCACTTGCAAAAAAACATAATAGATCTTTCATGATTCCTCCAAAAGAAGTTTTTGGAAAACAATATTATACTAAGTTGAGAAGTAATATTGATGAATGTTTCAACATTACTTGTGAAAGAGGTATTAGTGACTTTCCAACTTTAAATGAAAAAACTTTTTCATTTGATAAGGATCTATTTGATAATTTTCCAAAAGAAGATGTAAATCTCCTAGGATTTTTTCAGAGTGATAAATGGTTTAAACATATTGATGACGAAATTCGAAGTGATTTTACTTTTATTCCAGAATACTATGATCCTTCTATTGAGTTAAGAGAACAGTTTGGAAATAAGATTGCATGTATTCACATTAGAAGAACTGATTATCTATCTAATCCTCATCATCAATGTCAAAGTGAGGAGTATTATAAAAAATCTTTAGAAAAAATTCCTGATGATTGTGAAGTTTTAATATTTTCCGATGATCCCCAGTGGTGTAAAAATCAAGATATTTTTTCTTCGGATAGATTTTTAGTATCTGAAACTAATAATGCATATGTCGATTTGTGTCTGATGACGATGTGTGACTATATTATTACTGCTAGTAGTACATTTAGTTGGTGGGGAGCATATCTTTCCAATGCAGAAATTGCCATCGCACCTAAAAAATGGTTTGGTCCAAATAATTCTCATCTAGATACATCTGATATATACTGTGATGACTGGGTTGTCTTATGAATGATATGAATGATATAAATTGCTTAATTTCATACCCAAGAAGTGGTAATACTTTGATTAGATTTTTAATTGAGTATATTACGGAAAGGATTGTTGTTGATTATAATGAAGAAATTCCAGATTCCGCAATTAAATATTTAAGTCCAGATGGTATTGATATTGTACCTAAAAATCCACCAATACTTCGTAAATTTCATCTAGTTGATTCTAAATTAAATGAAAAAAGCAAAATTGGAAAAAGTAAGATAAATTTGATTATTCGTGATTATTATGAATGTATATTATCACATTCTAAGAGAGGTTGTAGAAAAACATTATCCGAACAAATTAATGACTATTGTGACTTAATTAGATATTATGATGAATCTGAAAACAAAGAAACTTTAATTTATTATGAAGATATAATTGATGTTGAAAAGCAACCAGAAGTAATAAAAACATTACTTGATAATAACGGTATTGATACTATTCCAAATTGGGATTCGTATTTAAAAAATATTTTATTTTTAAATAAAAAATCTAAAGACGGTTATATCAAAATTTATAAAACAGTTGAGAAAGAATATGAAAATAAGTCTTTATATTATAAAGAAATTAAGTCTAATCTTGGAGAAATTTTATTTGAAAAATATTTAAGTAGATATGAATAAAACACTTAATAATTACTTTGAAAGAATATATTGTGTAAATTTAGATAGAAGACCAGAAAGATGGGAGTCTTCTAGAAAACAATTTTTTAAGCACCATTTAAATGTTGAAAGATTTTCTGCAGTTGATGGGAAGACATGCAATCCAGTTAATAGATTAAAGTCTGGTGAAATTGGTTGTTTAATGTCACATTTGAATATTCTTATTGATTGTCAAAAAAATAATATTGAGAATGTTCTTATTACTGAAGATGATGTTGAATTTTGTGATAATTTGAATGAAGTATTTTTTAAATACGAAAAGGAACTACCAAGGTGGGACATGCTTTATCTTGGCGCTAATCATGCTTTATGTAATCCATATGAAAATAATCCACCAATAAAAATTACTGAACATGTGTATAGAATATTACATGCATATTCAACACATGCTTATGCAGTAAATAA